ACGGGTTTTTCATAACGTCATCGTACTTGTCCACCCACGCTTCGATGTCGGTCACCATGTCCAGAAAAGACTTCGGGGGTCGCATCTCCCAGATCACGCCCGTAAACGTCTCGTCCTGCAATTCGCCTTCACCGTAAACGTGAACGCCGTCGTTCATCTTGGAGCCGAACACCCGGTAATACTGCCCCACATACAAAAACGGCAATTCGATATTGCCGTCTGTAATGGTGTATGTGCCCGGATAGATCAGCTTTCGCCCCGTCGCCGTGTCCTCATTAAAGTAATTGTGAATGTACGCGCATACCTCATCGATCATCATTCGCCCACCCTCTTTTTGCGGCCCCGTGGGGGCTTTTGGGCGGGCTTCTCGGTCTCGGTGGGTTCTTGTTCGTCCGTGGCTTTCGGCGCGTCCTGGGGCGGTTTCTGGCCGCCTACGACGCACATCTCGCACTCTGCGTCAGCGTCCACGATCAGCGGATGCCCCGTGCGGTTGTCGCTGCCCGCAAGCTGGGCTATCCGCTCGGCGGACACCACAAGGCCGGGGCGGGGGTATTCGTCCCCCGCCTCGTAAATGCGGTTACAGTCCTGCTTATCGGCGAACCGCGAAATGACAATGTACATCAGGTCAGCGGCGTGTTGATAACGCTGGCGACATACAGCGCGTTCGGGTTGTACAGCACCGGCATGAACAGGGCGCTGGCCTTCGTCCAGATCACCTTGGGATCGTTCTCCGCGTACTGATCGACGTACACATACGGAGAAACGGCGCTGCTCTGGGCGGTGTTGAACTTGCCAGCGGTCACCTCCGGCGGGTCGCCCCAGATGCCATCACCCAGCTTGCCGTTGGCGGAGAAGAAGGTGATCTTGGAGGCGGGATAGTACCGCTTCGCAGTCACCACAGGCCGGTCATCCGCGCCCATCGTCAGGGGCAGGGAGTAGGTCAGGTCATTGGTGATGATGCGGCTGATGCCGAACTCGTCATTCAGATAGGCCCGCAGGTCGTTGTTGCGCACCAACTGACCCACCATTGCGGAGCCGTTGATCGCCTTCTGGATGTTGGCGTTCTTGCGCAGGTTGTTCAGGGCGGCCATGCTGGTGTAAATGCCGGTGATGGGAGCGCCCGCGCTCTGCGCCTCTTCGGTCAGTGCGAGAAGCTGCTCGTCCAGCGGAACCGCCGCACCCGTGCCAACGTCGATGACCTTGTTCAGGTTCCCGGCGGGCACACCGTAGTCCACGGTCAGATCGAGGTTGTTCTCCTTAATGGTGATCTTGCCGGTGGCCAGAAGCTCATTCTTGGCAACCTTCGTGCGCGTGAACACCTGTTCGGCCAGGTTGTAGCCGTCGTTCAGCACCTTCTCCACCAGAGCGCTCTCGTTCTGGACACCGCGCTGCATCAGGGCACGCAGACGCTCGGACTGGTCGATCTTGACCTTGATGAGACCCTTCTCGATGTTGTGAACATCCACGGGGTAGCGCATGGTCTTCTGGCTTTCAACGTCAAAGGCGTGGAACTGGGCCATGACGGGGGTGTTGTACTCCGCGGCAATGCTCTCCCACATCGCCACCAGATTGTCAGTCTTGATGTCGCCGAAAAGCTGGTCGGAAGGTTCGCTGGGACGGGACACGTCGAAGCCGACGTTCAGCCAGACTTCCTTCGGGATCATGCCGAAAATGCCGTTCTCGAAACGCATATCCATTTCATTTCACCTCATTTCATTAAGCCTTGGCGGTCACAGTCGCGTTACCGGCGGCAACAGCCGCGCCGGTGCTGTCCGCGACAACCACGGTGATCTTCTTGTCGGTGGCGGCGGTGATGTCGGAAGTGCCGTCCCACGCAGTCCACGCGGACACATTCTGGCCGATCACAACGCTTTCGGCAGTATCGCCTACCTTGTACTTGTAGCCCTCGCCGGGGCCGGGGGTATAGCCGCTCACGGTGATCTTGGTATCGCCCACAGCAGTACCAGCGGCAGATGCCACAGTCAGCGCGGTCAGGCTGTCCGCCTCAAAGTTGGGGCGGCTCACAGACGGGACAGAGGCGTAGAACTTGAAGCCCTTCGCTTCAAGCGCACTCTGTACGCCACTCTCCGGCGCGGCGGGCAGCCTGTCCAGGTACACAACGCCCTTCGTCACCACAGAACCGGGCATCGCGCCGGTGGTAACGTCCACGTCCTCGTACACGATACCCTCAACGGTGCTGGAACTGTTGGCAGGATAGAACGCGCCCATAGGAACGTACTTCCCGCCATTGTCGGTGGTCTCCACCTGCGCATGGTTCGCGGGGATAGTGCGGGTCTCGCGGCTGCATACTTCTTCAGCCAGGAACCAGCCGGGGGTATAGACCTTGCCCGTGCCATTCTGCACAAAAGACATATCACTCACTCCTTTATTCAGTCTTGGCCTCGCCATATCGGGAGGCGTGCCATTTTGCCGTCATCGCCCTGATCGCGTCGCCGTCAGTAACGCCGTTGTCGCTCTTGGGCGGTGTCGCCGGGTTATCGCCCTTCGATTTCACTTCGGGGATATACCGGGCATATTTCTTCTTGATGTCGGCCTTGATGCTCTCCGCATCGGTCAACTCGCCCTTGTCGTCCAGCTTCATGCCGGAGTAGTCCGTCCCGGCCATTATCAGGTCGATGTCCGCAGCATCGATCTTCTCATCGGCCAGCAGCTTGCGGTGTGCTGCCTTGACGGAGGCCAGGGTCGCCTTGCTCGCCACGTCTGCCTTGTACTCGTCGAACGTCTTTTTCAGCGCGTCGTGCTTCTGCTTCCAGGTAGCGCTGGCCGCAGCGCTGTCCTCGGCGGTCTGCTTCTCCGCGTTCAGAGTTTCGATCTCGCTCAACTTGTCGTTGTAGCGCTTCTTGTCCACAAACTCGCGCCCGACTGCTGAACTGATGGCCGTTGCCAGCTTGTCCACGTCCACCTTGCCGTCCTCGCCTACGTGCTTTCTGATGAGAGCTTCAAAGTCCATCTGTTTCATCCTTTCTCGCTGTTACGGGAGCTACCCTAAAGATGATGTGTGCAAACCGTGACAGTTTGTCACGGATATAAAAACAGCGTCGGCCTTTCGGCGGGCGCTGGATTTATCGTATTCAGTTATGCGGGCGGGGATTTGCACCCCGCATAGTCAACTTTTGTATTGACCTCATTCTCTTAGCGTCTACTGAATCCATTTCGCGGAGTGGTACTGCGCTACTTTGGAGACTCATCCGACTTGCTATGGTCTATGCCATTATGGTCATTGCCATAAGTACGTCGGTCTGATCTATTCCGCCACCGCATGTTTTTTATGTTCTCGACGATATACAAACCACGGTTCATTCTCAATGACAGGATCGATCATATAGTTATCAAGATCATGCGTCCCTATGCACTTTGAACATAATTCAGACTTCAAGTCTTTTGCGTAATGCTTGCAAAGTATACACCTGCGAAGGTCGTCATGTTCTGCAACCGTGCTACCCTTTATGACTTCATGTAGTCCACAGCGCCCAGGGCAAAAACCGCAATACACAATATCACGTATTGTCAGCCCATATATGCACTTCTCACATATATCATCGCATTTTTCGTATGAACCGATATAATGTCTGTAATATGGCCGTCTATATATCATGCGTTGTCTGCGTTTTTAAGGTTGTCCCTGAATATCTTGATATACTCTTTGATGTGCTTCTCAAATGCCGGTCTTAAATGGGGCTGCGCCCGCACAAACCAGCCCTGCTTCCATTCGCCGTCGTCCTCGTCGAAATACCACCACGGGTCTGTCGAATGGTGACCGCGCTCGGCGTTATTGATGATCCAGTCCGGGGGCTGCTGGTAGTTGGGGCCTGTCCCTAACTCTACATCACTTTGTTATCGCAAGGGCTTTTTATCCCCTGCTTCTTATGGTTTCCCATAAGGTCGGCGTACATCACAAACCCGCGTCATTTCTGGCGCGGGTCTTCGGGCACTCTTGGAGGGGTTATTGCTCGCGTTATCGCTCACCCTCTACGCTCTACGGTGCCGGGTGCTGCTCCCGGTTACCTCGGAATTGCCATTTTACAGGTTTTTCCGATATTGTCCGATTATTCAATGCGTGTTGCCACGCAAGGCCGCATGTTTGTCTACGGTGCGTACTCTAACGGGCTGCCTACGCGCACGGCCTTTGCGGTCATGCTCACGTCCTTCATGTAGCTGTCCCTCAATGCCCCGGTATCGACGGGAGCGCCTTTATTGGCGTATTCAACGGCTTTGTCGCCGATCTCGTTCAGGGTCTTTTCGATCACCCCGTCCAGCGCGTCCAGCACCTTTTGGCGGTTGTCGATCTTCACTCTAAAGCTGTGCCAGTTTTGCTTTTCGGCCATACGCTCACCCCATCAGCCTTTTGTGGAGCCTTGCAAGCTCGATCTCGCTCCCGGCCTTTAGAATTTGCCTGTCCCGCCATTTGCGGTACTCTATCGTCTCCCACGGCAATAGAAAGCGGCTGTATGTCCCCGGTGATCTCCCGGCGATATGCACCACCATCCGACACCTGCACCTGTATATCTCCTGCGGCGGGGCCTCCGGGTCATGCGGGTATCTCAAGTCGCCATACAGCCCGTGAAACTTCTTGTGAAGCGGTATCGTGTCCCCGTGCAGCCCCTTGTGGGACGGCCTGACCCGCAAATCCATGATGGATAGCCAGGTCTTTTCGATCTCGATGCCCTCTTTCTCGGCTTCAAGCCCCGCCATGTATGCCCCATAGTCCGAAGCGCCATAAACCGACACCCGCGCCGCCGACACCATTTCATTCATCCGCGCATGGCTCATGCGCTGCGCAACGTCCTTTGCCAGCCCTTCTATGCGCACATCCCGCATCAGCGCCCCGGAGATCGCGCTCTGTAACCGCTGCTCGTTGTACTGTATGTCCGCTTTCTTCTTCAGTTTTCGCCGGTTCAGCAGTATCGCCAGCAGCCCCACGATGGCAAGCGTGATCGGCCACATCTCCACCCCGGTCTTTGCCAAAAAGAAAGCGGCATCGTTGAACCCGTCAACGAACGCCTGTTCTAATGCGTCATTGATGCGCCCTATGATGTCCGCATTGACACCTGTGAAGTCTTTTGCGATGCTCCGCCGCACCAGTACCCAGCGCGGCCCGGAGAAAGCACCCATGACCCGCTGCATATACCGCGTCTTGCTCTCGCCGTCACGGGGCTGTAATGCCTTTAATTTGGGCTTCAAAAACGCCCTTAGTCTTTCTTCTGTGCGCTTCTGCGGGGCCGTATATGCCCCGCCCAGCCCCTTCAAGACCGTGTTTAACGCCCTGTCCCCGGCGTGTACGTCGTTCACGTCTCATCACCTTCTATGCGGCGGTCTGTCTCGGCATCCATCTCCGCAAGAATGGTGTCTATCTCGTCCACCGTCACAAAGTCCAGGTTCTTCAATACTGCCCGTTTGGACAGGTATTCAGCCGCCATGATGACCGCCTGCGTGTGTTCAAGCTGGTTGATGACCTTGTTTCTCTTGTAAGTGGGGATGTCGTTCACCCCCACCAGCCCCAGCAATTCGCGCAAGAACCGGGTTACCCGCGTTTCAAACCTGTCCGCCTCCTGATCGATGGGGCTGTAATTCGCGTCTATCTCCGTGGCTGACCTGTCGCCGCTCACAAGCTGCTTGATATCCAGCCCGCCGAACGCTTCATAAATGTTCGCCCGCAGCCCGTCAAGAAACGCCTTTCGCGCCTCATACGGCACCTCCTGGACATACGGCTTGATCTCCGAATCGTCCTGATCGACTACGCCAATATGCTGAAACAGCAGTTTTTCGCGCACCTTATTGGCCGCCATGTCCGTTGTCCCCAGCGCACCGCTTATCAGCCAGTATATTTGTGCGCAGTCCTGCAAGTCATTGGCAAACCCCGACTGCACAAGATCATAGGCATCTATCGCCGACTTCATCCCCACAAGTGTACTCTGCTTGTGCCCCGCGTAATACGGTATGATCGGCAACCTCGTAAACGGGTTCTCGCCCCCGACATACTCAACCCCCCGCGCCTCTGTCGTGCGCGTTATGGTGTTATACGGGTGCTTCTCCGCGTACACTTCAAGATCAAGCCCAGACTTGCCGTCCTTCGTCCTGTACTCGGTGATCCCGTCCTCCTCGTACAGCACCGCAATGACCGGCTTCTTGCCCCAATCCAATGACCAGAACCGAATCCCCGCCTTTAAGGCCCCGTCGTACTCGTCCAGCAGCGGCACAAACTCCGTCAGCTTATAAAGCGTTATGTTGTACTCGCCGTCCCCGGCATCCGTCACATACGCATAGCTGCTCCCGCTGATCTCTCCGCTGTACACAACCTCATAGAGCGTGGTGTCGAAGTCGTCACCAAACATCTCTTTCGTCTCGTCGTGTACCGTCACAGTCCCGTCGGCGTTATCCTCTTTCGTAACGTGATCTGTGAACATCACACCGTTACCCAGAAGATAACTTACCCTGTCCGTGTTCAGACGGTGAAAGAAATTCGACGCGATCTTGTTGTTTGAACTGACCGGGTCTTCGACGGGCATCCCCGCCTCCGTGTATATCGTCCGCACAACGGCGTTGATCGTGGTGTTCAACTGCCTGTCATACAGTTCAGCGTCCACCGCGATCTTGTACTCCGCGCTCCGCCGATGGTCTTCTATCGCAGATACAACAAACTGGACGCGATCACCAGCCGCCAGAAAGTCCTGATACGTCGTCATCGTCGTCCTCCTCATCCTCGGCATATGTCGCCACCGTGGACACATACCGCAATGTCATTTCGACGGGTATGTTCTGCCGCCGACATTCTGCCAGCATCGCCAGCACCTCGTTTTTGTTCACATATCCCACCTCACAAAAGTATGGACTTGTACGCCTCGCCGCCCCGCTTGTCAAACCACCGGGCGACACACGCAGCCGAATCCACCGCATCGTCGTGTGGCGCGTCCTCCGTATAGCTCATGATCTGCCCGATATACCCTTTATCCGTCCCCGCAAGAAACACCACGTTCGGCCACCACTTCTTGAGAAATGTGGATATTTTCAGGTGCTTGTTCATGTCTTCGTGGTATGTCCTCGGTGAATAGTCTCTTCTCTGTATCTCCTTCGCCAGATACCCCTTGTCGCCGTTCGTCTCCGTCAGTATCGGCGCACACAACAGCCGTTTCGCTTCTTCAATGCAGCCATCCAGCACGGTATCAACGTGCTTATGCCACATTCGCCCATATAAATACAGCGTGTCGCCCTGCCTTTTGCCACAGGTGAACGCTGTATAGTCCTCGCCGCCATACGCAGCGTCTATGTGCGCTATCCCGTCCCTGAACAGCGTCTTGTCGTCTGTCCATTTCGGATATGTCGTGAACAGCGCTCCCTCCGCCGCCGCCCACAAGCCCAAAATGTACCTGTCATATAACACCGTCCCCGCATACTCCGCCTTTAGGTTCTTCACAAACTCCGGCGGTAAAAACGGGTTGTCATCTATACCATACGTCTGCGAAAATATGTCCGCGTCCGACTGCAAAAACGTGTGCAGCCAGTGGTTCGGACCTTGCGGGTTATATGTCCCGTCAAAGCACGAGTACGGCTTGTCAAGTCTTGACTTTAACAGGTTAAATACGTCCTCCGACCAGTCCGCAACCTCGTCCCCGTAACAGTACTTGATACTCGAACCGCGCAGCTTCGACACCTGGGACAGCTTTTCTGCACCCAGACAGTAACAACGCTCACCGAACAGACGCGCCGTGTTGTCTGAACCTATGTAGCTTACAAGGTCATCCCCAAATATGCCCCGCATAGGCTCCAGCACATTGCGCTCTATCGTGCTTTTCGTGACCCCCAGAATGACCGTCAAACCATCCTTGCCTATCCGCTCCCTTATCCGCATGGGTATTATCCAATGATAGTCAAGATAGGTCTTGCCAGACCTCGTTGCCCCGCCTTTGAACGCCCAGCGGTGGTTCATGTTATGGCAAAACTCTATCTGCTTCGGCGTTAATGCGTCTGTCAGCATCTTCTATCCTGTCCTTCGCTATCCCATAATACCCAGCGTCAAGCTCTATCCCGATAAAGCTACGCCCCGTGTTTACACACGCTACACCCGTCGAACCTGAACCCATGCAGTTGTCGAGTACCGTCTCCCCCGGCAACGTGTACGTCTTTATCAGGTATTCGAGCAGAGAAACGGGCTTCTCAGTCGGATGCCCCTTCTTGAATACCGGCTTTGGATAGTCCGTTATCAATGTGGACGCACAATAGCTGTCTGCATATGTTACAGACCTATTCTTCTGCGCACCATAATTCTTGCTACCCATATTCTCCGGCTTGCACCGCGCATGGCTTCTCCCGCTTCTTTCGGGGGGGGGGTAAACCTACATTGCCGCCGATAAAATACCGCTATCTCCTCGACTTGTCTCAACGGCTGCTTCTTCGCGTTCAAAA